GTTTCTTCGTTAGAGATTGGTGATGGGTCATCATACATAACCGTTTGAATTACTGTGTAAGTTGCTCCTTTTGGAGTCTTAGCCTTTGTAAGTTCAAGGATCAAATCACGACCATTATCAGGATCGGTTACATCACCTTTTGCTTTCCAAATTGGAATGATTTTATCAAGTATTCCTTCTTGTTTGTAGTTGTGTTTAAATCGCCAAAATTTAACTCCGTCTTGTTCGTTATCACGATCAATTACTTTCACAATATAAAACTTACGTGCTCTGTATTGTGTTGCTAATTGTTTGTCAGTTTCTTTACCTGTTGACATAAGTTCTTCATAAACTTCATTCAAAGGTGAACGCTCGTTGTCATTCTTTCCTGGATCGTAAAATTTCTGCCATTTACCGTCCACAAGGATTTCGTGGAACCATACTTCTTTGAACGGTGAAGATCCGTCTGTTGTTGGTAGAATACGTACTCGTCTCTGACCTTGTTTTTCGTTGTCTTTCAAAAGAGCCGCGAAGTATTTCTTCATTCGATCTTCAGAAGACATTTTAGATGATGAGTTCGTAGAACTCTGTGTTGATTTTTCGTACTGTGAAAGTACTGCGTCTAAAACATTTGTCGCCATGTGTAAATAAAAATTAAAGGTTTATGTTAAAATTATAGTTGTATAAAAAGTTATAGTCAAATAGTGTCGCCAAAAAAAGTTAAGGTCGAAATAATCGACCTTTAACCTTATGAATTATATCTGTTTAATAAAATATCGTCTTCGTCTTCCATCGGTTCATTGAATGTTTTTTCAATTTCAGATGGGCTAAAATTTTCCACGTCGTCTTTTGTTAGAACGTATTCATTCTTACCAGTCATTTCCATTTCTCCCTCTTTATCTTTAAAGAAGTCTGCCAAATTTTGTTTGAATGGTCCTGAATCTAATGAACGTAATTCTAATTTCTCTTGTGCGGTTTTAGGTCTGTATTTTTCAACTTTAGCATCTAAAGTATCTATTTTTGAAACCAGCGTGTCCATTTCAGATAATTTATCTTCCATAGTTTTAATTTGGTTAAACAAGTTTTCAAAATATTCTTCTTGTTTGTCAGCCATAGTTTTTTGTGAATCAACTAAATCAGTAATATCTAATTCCTCAACTTCACCTTCACCTTCCGCACCAACTTCTTCAACATCAGGGTCTGTAGCAACATCAACAGGTGTTGGTTCCGCACCTACTGCCGGTGCCGCTGGTGGTGCTGGAGCTGCTGGATCAACAGGTACATCACCCGGAGGTGGGGGAATTTCGCCAGCCGCAGGATCAGCAGGTGCTGCTGCCGCAAGTGGGTCTACTGGAGGTTCAGGAACTTCTTGTTCCGAAATGTAATTATTAATCGAATTATATCGTTTAATCTCTTTTAATATTCTTTCGTCTATACTCATCTTATCCGTTTAGTAATGTTTTTATACCTTTATTGGTCTCAACTTGAACTTTCTTAAAGGTTCTCATAGTATTATCGACTCTTTCAATCAAGCCGTCTTTCATTCGTACAGTATAACAATCACCTGTGTCTAAATCACAAACTTGTTTAGTACCATCTCCCATATCTTTTTCAGAAACTCTTGTATTTTTACCCAAGTAGTTATCCAATAACAATTTTGTATTCATAGTTGTCTTTTATTATAAATATCAATTAATTTTAAAAGTTTGGACGGTGTCAAAAACTTGTATCGCCTTTGTAAATTCTTGTTCAATAATTTTCTTATCTTGTTCAATCATAGTGTCGTAAACATGAGGAGGTTGTCCTACCGGGTAATTAAGTATGTATTGTTTTGTAATTGACTGTAATACCGTTAACCCTGATTTAAGATCTGATTCTAAATTACTGAGTATATCTTTTATTCTGAAAAACGCAAATTCAATAAAACTTTCAAACGATCTGAAACTAGCAACTGGTAAATTATTATCAGTACCTCTTTTTACACAATAAAATTTATTATTTACATAATTAGTAAAAGATGGTCCATAAACCTCTTTAAGATTGATAGTAGAATAATTGTTTTCATAACCTGTAATTTTAGAACTATTTCCTGTATCAACATAAATAAATTCAAACAGTAACGCCGTGTAAGTTTGGAATGTCGTTCCGGTTGTAGGTCCAACATTAAGATTTGTTAACACTTTAACAATTGTATCAAACAACTCTTTAGTTGTTTTAGATGTCGCAGTAGGGACATCAATTGCGGTATATTGTGAATATCTTGGATTCAAATTAGTTTGACAATCTTGTGATTTTGTAAGAGTTTCTTGTGCCTGTAAGTTAGCTAAAACATTATCTTTCTGAGCAATAATATTTGTAGAACTTTCTCTTAATTTCTTTTCTCTTTCTTGTATCTTACTATCGATTGTTGATAATATTTTCACATTAAGTGTTTGAATAAAATTATCAATTCTTGGTAAACTGTAGAATGGTTGTCTTGTACCTTCAAAATGTGTTTCAAAACCACCCTCATTAACACTATGGGAAACTTTTGTAATCATGTAAGGACCTGAGAACATAGGAATGTTTCTGATGTTAAAGTACATCATGGGTTGTATTAAAGCATTACCCATCATATCCACACTACAACTATAACTTCTATTTTTATATAGGTTATATAATGAAACTGATTGTGTTGTTGATCTTCTGTTTTGACCTAAGTTTGCCATTTGATTTAACATCTCAAGTGATTCAGATGTTGGTTTACCAGGATCCTGAGCAACACTAAATGATTTAAAGATTTGTTGGTTTTGTCTTGTCATGTCAACATTAAAACCAACTACTTTGTTTGATTTTGCCCAATCTTGTTTATCAATTTGATTTTCAATTAAAGGATTATCACTAGCCCTTCTTAAGTCAAACGCATCATCACGATATCTGTAATCAATATTATCTTTCATATCCAAGTGTTCACTTGGTTTGTTCGCATAATAACAAAGGAATTTAGGTGAACTATTTCTGTAATCCACATTTAGGAATGTTCCAAAAAGCATATTACCAAACTCTAAACTACCGTCAGGTCTTGGTGTTGGGTTTTTCTGAGCATCCTGTACATTATAAAAATTAACATATGCTGGTAACATAAAGTGTTGGAAGTTGTTTTGCACTAATATGGTTGTTACCATATCTAATAGGGTGTTTTTATAATTAGCCCCATCGATAAGATCCATAATCTCAAAAATATCAACCAATACTTTATCACCAACGTTTCGGCTAGCCCTATCTACCAATAATACATCTTCAAATAATGTTTTACTTTCAAAATCAAAACCTGCAATCCAACTATCGTTAAGTGCCTTAAATGTTTCCCATAGTTCAGTTCTTGTTTGCTCGGTAAAACCAGCTTCTAAGTCGGCTCTATTTTGTGAATTATCTTCTTCAACGAACACATTAGGTAATTGTTTTCTTACTGCCGGTAACATAACATTTATAATGTTACTAATGTAGTTATCGGATTCAATAATATAGTTGTCCATTAAACTATAAAAACTCGTATAATTTAATTTAGGATTAGCCAACTTTTGGGTTGCATATATTTTAATTAATGGTGCAAAATCCTTAACATTCTGTTCATTAAAAAGAACATTTAAATCAACAAAGAAGTCTGTAATATAAGATCCACTATCTTTATATACTAATTCAGGAATACTTGATTTACCAACATAGTATTCAAGAGCTTCCCATGATTTTGGGTTTTGTTGTTTGGATTGAGCTAATGTGACTCCACCACCTTGTGTAGGTAAAGATCCTTGGAAATAAGGTCCATAAATAATAGGGTCTTCAATGAATCTAGTTGAGAATGTATAGAACAATCTTTTATTAAAATCAGATGGGTTACCATACTTAAATACCACATCATAATTCATAAATGATGTTAATATATTTTGGAATGTCTCGTTTTGACTTGTTATTAAACTATTCAATTTTGTTTCGGGTGAAGTACCTGTAGGAATTTTTACTTTAAATAATTCCCTCGCTAAGGTTTGGAAATTTTTAAACGTTTGTTCACTGACTTCGTTCGCATTGGTTTCAGCCTCAGTCGTATTTAAGTTACTTGCGGTTTGAGATGATGGTAGGGTATCAATAAAATCATAAATTGATCTACTAAAATTTAAAAACTCAGACTCAAAATAATCTAATGTTTTAATATTGAAAGTTGTAAATAATTCTTGGAAGTCCGTATAATCATTTTTATTACCACTTATAATAAAGTTTTGTTGGTCCTTTTGTTCGTTAAGTATTTTTTTCAAATAAGTTTCGGGGTCATTCTTAATTACTTTAGAATTATCAAACCATCCGTATTGTGGTGCGTTCCAAAATAATCTAACCGATCCGTTAAACATTGCGTCATTACCCGAAAGTTCGGTACGCATAACCCCATTCTTGAACGCCTCATCTTTTGTCTGATTTATATTAGTACCAAAAGACGGCATTACATAACAAAAACTTGGTTCGGTCGATGATGATACAACAACAGACCAAGGAGAAACTCTCATTGTCCTTGCAGGATTTGATTGATCAAAACCTGGTGTCTCATAAATTGTTGAGTTTTGTGTGTTCATCATTATTAACTTACCACTATCTAAGTTGTTCTGTATCGATAATGATGGAATACCTTGTACATAACTATTTTGTACAACAAACGCCGATGTTGTTGGTGTTTGACCTGTACCGACTATATAAAGACCAATACCACCTGTAGTTCCCGAAATTTGATTTTGTATTGTTACATTCCCATTTAATAGAGGACCATTAACTATTGATCCGTTCACTAAAACATTACTATCAATAGAATTAATTTGTAATACCGGATTTAAAGCAATAAAACTAGATGTAAACCCAGAACTATTACTAACTTTATATAAACCATTTAAATTCGTAGTACCTGTAATTTGGTTGGTAATTGTTAATGATGATGGGAATGATGATCCTGATAATATCAAACCGTTTGTTATTGCCGCCAAACTGACATTTGACATCTGAGCAAAACTACCGATTGTAAAGTTTAGAGGTATTGCACTCGAGAGGGTTGGGGTTGTTGTATAAACACCAGTACTTCCTGCAGCACCCGCAATTTGCCCTGTTACCACTAAGTTAACACTTATGGATGGAATTGTGATTGTAGTACCAACCTGTAATAGATTATTAGTGATTGAATTTATGATTACGGTCGATCCGTTTCCACTACAAACACCTGTCACTTCAAAAACTGTTGTATTACCTGTTACTTCTTGTACTGTACAACTTCCACCCGTTTGAGTTTTACCACTAAATAATTTTAAACCTTGTAAGAAGACATTAAAGTCATCAACTAATTGTGGATAAAAACCTGTGTTAATATCTGTAAATGGTTGTGTTCCTGTTGTTGTATCTAATACTAAACTTCTAGGTATACCGTCAATTACTAAATCATAATTTTTGGTTGCCGCAGAGTTTGCAGGGTCCCAATTTTCAAGATAATTAAAGTCCTTCCAAACACTATCAAGGTAGTCAACACCAGTGTCTCGATATGTTTTATATCTATTCCAAATTGATCCGTATTTTAATATCCAAGCATAAGGTAGTTTATGAACCGCCCCAAATTTTTTCATAGTTGCTAAAATGTAACTTAAATCTGATGTCGACTCACCATTTTTAGTAACGTATTTTTCTCTTAAGGTTGCCAAAGGTAAACTATTCAAGAATAGGTATGATGCGGTTTTATATGGATATGGGTCTTTTTGTTTGTATCTAAAATTAAACACACCCTGTTGTACAGCATTAATAAAATACGGTGTGTTCAACATTGATGTAGTTTGTGTTTCAGTTAAGTGATTTGAATAACCTGTATATTTTAAATTACCTTCTGTTACTAATTGGTTTTTATATGCTCTTGTATTATAAAAAGTTTTTAAATTTGTTGTATCAGGAGTTACCGATAAATTTTGAAAATTAAAATAAGTATACGGTCTTTTTGTCGTTTCGTTATCGTCGTCTTCAAAATTAGTTACAGTCTTATGAGTATCGTTATACTCTAAAACATCTTTAGTATCGAAAGCCTCATTAGCGTTATTAAGACTTTTACCATTCGCTAAATTATTTCTATCCCAATTTAAATTTGTGATCGGGTAAACATCGGTAAAGTCGAAAGTATTACTACTCGATGTCTCAGTCAAATACTTTTCTAAATTTGTAAGGTTTCTTGGATTAGATAAAGAAACATTAGGTTGTGATTTTGTTGATGCTAAGATATCAGAGTTATACACAACGCTTGGGTTTTCAACATCATTTCTAATATATGGTGTTACGAATGTACCTTTGATAAAAGTTTGCCAACTATCACCTTGTCCTTGATTAGATATATGTCTTAAAAATGGTAAATAATTATTACTATCTAAAAGATATTCTTTAATTTTCTTTGTTAAAAATGTGTTATCCGCACCCAAACTTTTAATTACGTTTACCGCTTCATCATCAGCTTCGGCTTCATATATTGATAAATCATAACCGGACATTCTGTTAAACTTGCTGTAGTACGAATTTAACATGAGTCTTTCGTAAATCTCAAAAAAGTATTTTGATTCTTCTTTGTTTTGGAAAACCTCGTTTGTGACAGGGAATTCAATAGCATTTAGTGATGCTCTTGATGGTTGGTTATTTAATTCATTAAATTCGGCACCCACTTTATCATCAGTTTTTTGACGTTCAGTGTATCCTTTAATGAATTGTTCCACAAACTCCACTTCAGGCCAAATCTCAGGACTATAAGCCCTATACGATGACGCAACATTTTGTGCACCAGGATAAATTAATTCGAATTTTTCTTTGCCGTCGTCACCTACAGTTTCTTGTATCACTTGAGGCCAAGGATATATTGGTTCGTTATTCTGAGTTGA